ACCTTAAATAATAGTAGGTAAATTAACATGGCAAAGAAACCTGGTCTATACGCAAATATAAACGCTAAACGTAAGCGTATAAAAGCTGGTTCTGACGAGAAAATGCGGAAGGTAGGTAGCAAAGGAGCTCCTACTGCCGCAGCCTTTCGTAAATCAGCCAAAACAGCAAAGAAGAGATAATGCCTTTTAAAAAATACTCACCTAAACAAAAAAAGTTAGCTAGTGTTGCTGCTCCTAGAACTAAGATAACTAAAGCAGACTTCACTAAACTTAAAAACAAAAAGAAGAAATAGTATGGCAGAGGTCGAGTATAAAGGAATAAAAGTAGGTGGCTCCAAGCTGCTTCTTATTATACCCCTTGTCGGCACAATTATTGGGGGTTTATGGGGTGGTTTTGAAGCTTACCAAAGATATTTATCTATGGAAAAGAAGATAGCTAACTTTGTATCCCCTGATCTGTCATTTATTACAAACCATATGGTTATGGTTGAAGGTGAACTAGCAATTATTAGCGAACAGTTTACCAACCTTAAAGAAGCTGACCGCTTAGTTAATGAAGTAATTAGCGAACAAGTTAATTCAATCAAATCATCCTTAGCTAGTGTATCAGCTAGTGTACATGATGCTAAGATTGAGCTGCGGGAAGACTTGACTGGCATAGAATCAACTATGGATAAGCAAGAACAACGCATGAAAGACGACCTTTTGTCTCTTGAGGGCGTAATAGAAGAACAAAGACAGCGACTAAAGGAAGATGTATCTACTGTAGAGGGTTTAATGGATAATGTTGAACTTAGAGTAGACGATAAACTAGATTCTGTCAAAACAGCAATGGACCAACAAGAGGATCGCATTGAATTGGACATAGATGACGTTGAAACATCTATAGATGCCCAGAGTTTAGACGTAAAAGGTACACTATCCCAAGTTGAAAAAGACATGGCAGAGCAAGAACAACGTAATCGACAGAACATAAAGGATGTAAGGGGCGTGATAAACTCGTTTGAAATCCGTATGGACGCTAAAATAGACAGATTAGACGCTAAAATAGAAACTTTAGAGTTAAATTTAGACAATAAGATTAAAAAAGCTCTATTAAACCCATTGGCAGGAAATTAATATGTATTATTCTACTAAAAACCAAAAAGACTTCCGTTGCATGGGCAATGGGCACTACGAAAAAGAAAATAACACTGCAGACCGCTTTGGAAGCAAAGATTTACGTGGTAACAACGGGATGCAAAAAGAAAAGATAGATAACCTAGCGCAGCCTGAGGATATGATGTATAATATGTTTATGATGCCACGGAGATAACAATGGCAACCCCTAGAAAAGGTAAGGCAAAGGTTAAAGTAACCTCGTCAGGCAAGAAGGTTAGCTATGGGCAAGCAGGAAACGCTAAAGGTGGTGGCCCAAGAGTTCGTGTAGGGACATCTAAGGGGAATAGTTACTGTGCAAGAAGCCTAGGAATAAAAAAAGGGCTATCTAAAGAGAAACAAAATGATCCTAATACTCCTAATAACTTGTCCCGAAAACGATGGAAGTGTTCTGGGGCTAAATCCAGAAGGAAATAAGCGATGTTTAGCCCTTTAGTCCTTTTATGCTCTATGGTTACCTTTGAATGTGCCACTTACGGGGGTCCCGTATTTAAAACAGAAATAGGGTGTTATATGGGAATGCAACAGGTTGGTATACCTTTTTTAGAAGAAAAGTACCCTAATCTTGTGGTTACAGAGAAAAGATGTATTTATTGGGGTAAATATAAGACAGAGGTAGACACTTAAAATGGCTCCACGAAACTATAAAAAAGAAAATGCTAACTATAAAAGCAAACCAGAACAAATAGCTAAACGTGTTGCCCGTAACAAGGCCAGGCGTATGGCTACAAAGGCGGGCCTAGTTAAAAAAGGCGATGGTAAAGACGTAGACCATAAGAATGGCAATCCCTTAGACAATCGAAAGAGTAACCTACGGGTGCAAAAAGCATCTACAAACAGATCGTTTCCAAGAAACAAAAAAGCAGGAAAGGCTTAATATAATGATGGGCATGAAGAAAAAAGATAAGAAGTCTATGGGATACATGGGCGGTGGAATGGCTAAGAAGTCAATGGGCTACATGGGTGGCGGCATGGCTAAAAAAACTATGGGCTATAAAAAAGGTGGCATGGCTAAAGCTGGTGCATCTAACCCTCCTAACAGAAAAGCTAAGAAATAACATGGCAAAGGGTGTACAGCATTACTATAAAGACGGGAGAAAGTTTAATGGGACTAATCATAAAATGGCTGATGGGACCTTACACACTGGTAAGACTCATACTAAGGGGTCTAAACCCTTGGTCCACTTTAGTGCACTTACGAAAGCGTCCAAAGAAAGATCTAAGCGTTCCTAAGTATATGGTTGGCAAGAAAAAGAATAAGGATTAATTATGGCTAGACAGCTAACAGATAATCAAACTAAATTTTTAGAAGTGTTGTTTGATGAGGCAGGGGGTAATCATACTCTAGCAAAAAAACTAGCTGGGTATAGTGAAAATACCCCAACTAGATCTGTAAGAGAATCCTTGAAAGAAGAAATAATGAGTGCGACCACAGACTACCTTGCACAAATTGCTCCTAAAGCTGCAATAGCTATGGCTATGGCATTAGATGACCCAACCGAGTTGGGCATACGGGACAAGATGGCAGCCGCCAAAGATCTCTTAGATAGAGGTGGCTTTGGCAAGGTAGAACGGGTTGACTTAAATTCTTCTGGAGGAGGCGTATTTATATTGCCCGCTAAAGAAGGCAAGAACGAATAAAAAACGATGACCTTACCTATTGGGTTTTACCTAAACCCCCCAGAGGAGCAGAGCGAGATTGGCATACAATAGCAAGAGTATCCTTAATCCATGTTCCTTTTGGGTATGAGGTTAACTCTGACAATGAAAGACTATTGGAACCTGTAGAGCATGAATTAAATGCTTTAGAACTTGCTAAAAAACATTTAAAACAGTATAGTTACAGGGACGTAGCCCAATGGTTAACAAGACAAACAGGGAGAACAATCTCCCACATGGGTTTAAAAAAGAGAATACAAATTGAACGAAAACGTAAGAAAGCAGCTACGATTAAAAAGCGACTTGCCCAACGCCTCCAAGAAACGCTACAAGAGATCGAAAAGCTTGAAGAAGGATGTGTTGGAGCCTACTCCCGTAGAAAGCCCTCCACAAAGTAAGTCGGTTCCCGCAGTTCCTATGGCTGCTCCGTTTGATACAGAAGTTGCACAAGACATAGTCTTCCAGCCTAATGCCGGGCCACAGACAGAATTCTTATCATCATCGGAACGAGAAGTTTTATATGGTGGTGCTGCAGGTGGCGGTAAGTCTTACGCAATGTTAGCAGATCCGTTACACGGATTAAACAGTCCTAACTTTAGTGGGCTACTAGTCCGACACACGACAGAGGAACTACGTGAACTTATTCAAAAAAGCCAAGAACTATACCCTCGTGCAATACCAGGTATCAAATGGTCCGAAAGGAAAAGCCAGTGGACCTCTCCTAGAGGAGGCAGACTTTGGATGTCGTACCTCGACAAAGATATGGATGTTACACGTTATCAAGGTCAGGCATTTAATTGGATCGGCTTTGACGAATTAACACAGTGGAGCTCTCCCTACGCCTGGGACTATATGAGATCTCGTTTACGTAGTGCCTTCTCTACAGAGTTAGGTTTGTATATGAGGGCTACTACAAACCCTGGAGGTCTTGGACATCAATGGGTTAAGAAAATGTTTATTGACCCTTCTCCTTTGCGGGAGCCTTTCTGGGCTACAAATATTGAAACCGGGGAAGAGATTAGATTTCCTAAAGGACACACGAAAGAAGGGCAACCTCTATTTAGACGTAGGTTTATTCCTGCTAGTCTGTTTGACAATCCTTACTTGGCTGAGAGTGGCGACTACGAAGCAATGCTTCTTTCTCTACCGGAACATTCAAGAAAACAATTGCTAGAAGGCAACTGGGATGTAAATGAAGGTGCTGCCTTTCCTGAGTTTAATAGAAAGATACACGTAGTTGATCCATACAAGATACCAACCAACTGGACAAAGTTC